AATTCTGCGAAACAAAGTTGTACAAACCCAAAATGTGATGGAAAACTAGAACTTGTTACAAAACCTTTGAAGGAGATAAAAAGAAAAGCACCAATGTGTACAAAAAAATGTCAAACATGTGACAAAATATTTGAAAACGTACCAACTGCATTGCAACGATGCAACGGGTGTGGTGAAAAAATATATATTGTAAAATAAAAATGTTGAGTTTATTATTGTTGCATACATTGTCATCAGTACCTCCGTCTTCTCCACCATTACCTTCATTTCCTCCTGTAACGTTAGATATTCCTCAAAATGTATGGATTGAAATGTTGTTTATAGTTTTTAGTATAATGTTTGGATCACTTTTAGTATATTTATTGTATTCCAGGATACGTATTTCTAGTGTTAGGAACAGAATAAAAAAGTCAATAAAACGTGGTGCAAAATCTAGACTTACACCAAACATAAAAGAAATTAAAAAACCTAAAATAGGAGTTTCTGATAAATCGGAAAATACTTCTAGATTACAACCAACTGTAAAAACTATATCAAAACCTAAAAGTTTAACAGAGTATTCAAGAACAAAAAAGTTGAGGGACAAGAAGAGATATGCGAGTAAATAATTAATAAAGTGAACGTTACATTTTTGGGAGGGGTGTAATATCTATAAAATACTTTATTTTTTTATCCAAACATTATAAAATGAATTGGAAAGATTGGGAAGGAAGAGCAAAAGTTCCGGAATATGATCCACCCCAATTAAACAATGGATGGTTGAATACTTGTTCTTGTATAAATTGGTACGGAATGAGATCACCATTATGTCCGCTTACAACAGAATGTATAAAATGCTGTATTTGTGCGGAAAATATAATTCTTACTGATGAAAGTACATGGGTACAACCACTTATGAGATCTATTCATCCAAATTGTCCAGATGAATTTAAAGGTATTTATTGGTTAAGGGATCATATACAACCTACATCACTTTTAACGTTTCATGATTGTGACTGGAGTGATGGGAAACGATCTGTTCGAACCTTATCTAATAATTGGGTAAAGTCGAATACTATGTATGGTGTATTAAGTTCTCTTTCGTTTTTTGTTGGTAAATTATGTTTTGATATGCCATTTGAGATTTCACCTAGTGGTAAATGGATTCATGTTAATTTTATAGGCATCAGAACTTATTGGATGTATATGTTTACAACAGATACAACAATTATACGAAAGACTGATGGACAAAAAATAAGAGTTTTTAAAGGAGATTTGATGCGAATTGATTATAAAGATAGTAAAGATCCATCGAGTCCTATCAAGTACATTTATCTTATTCAGAGAATAATTGTACCTGGAAAGAATGGGGAACTTATAAAACGTCCATCATATTATGAGTTTATGAAACGTGTTAATGTTGTAAACAAAGAGCCATATTTAAGAAATGAATCTATCATAAGGCATGATACATTAAAGAATGAACAACATACACTTGGTTTTGCAAAATCATTTTAGCAAATATCATTTCCAATAAAAGGTGGAATAATTCCATTTTCGACAGCAAACAAAATTGCCGTATTCCATGCACGTATTTCTTTTTCTTTAAATCGAACATGTTGCCCGCTAAATTTTACAGTACGACCAGAAACACAAGTTTCATTATAATCCCAGAAAGGAATTTCTCCAAATTTTTGTCTTGCTTCTTTGGGTGAGATTGTATGCCAATTATGAACATCTAAGCCTCTTGCTATTGAAAAAATTGCTAATGAAGTCCACATTTATGTTTTTAATTTTTGTCAGAAAAAAATTGTCTTGATTGCAATGTGTTGTTTGGAATATTACCACAATTTATTACTATTTCTATAAGTAATATAAATTTTTTTAAATATATTTTATAAAATGAGAGATTATATTTACAGGGCTATTGAAGAAAATCAAGAAAATCAAGACCCTAGACACGATATTTTGAGAAAAGGATGTCGTTTGGTATTTAAAAGACAAATCCATAATCTTGTTCTTCATATTATATCACATAACAGTCGTTTAACACATAATATTTCAGAAGTTGGGACAAATTTTGATCCTTATACAGCAGAGGGTGTGCAAATTTATCTTGATATAACTGAAACATTTCGAGAATTTGAGAATGATGTTTTGAGTTTGATAAATGATTCTGTTATCGAACCGATACCAGAAACTGTTGCAGAATTTCAAGAATTTAAAGTGACATTTATTCAAAATCTTGTACAACATCAAAGATTTATTGCATCCAAAGATGAACTTGTCATTCGTTTAATGAATTTTTCAGGCGGAATACTGCATTTTCCATCAAATTTGGTAAATGTTTTAAAATTAACTATGGACAATACGTTTGATGATTATTTAAGTTTGAAAACTGAATTAAATATTCCCACTGAAGATGATGAAGAGGATGGAGAGGATGGAGAGGATGGAGAGGGTGGAGAGGATGGAGAGGATGAAGAGGATGGAGAGGATGGAGAGGATGAAAATTCGGGACCATCTGAACCACCTCCGCTTTCACCTCCTCCATCTGGAGAAAGAAAACGAAGTCACGCTGTTTTAGAACGTGGTGATTGATAATGTCATTTATGCATATTCGAGATGCATATTCGAGATGCATATTCGAAAAATATATTTTTGCTGTTGGTCAATGCATAATTTAACAACGTTTCCTTTTCCTTTCAAAAGATATTTATATATAAAAATGCATCATCAAGCTGTTGTTTTGTTTAGTATGATGCGTTCTGGTAGTACTGAATTCGCTCAAGAATTGGCACATGAAATGAACTACACATTTTTGAATGAAGCATTCAATTTTTTACCCAAAAATATGAGTCATGTAAAATCAAATCCATCTAATTATATAAGACAGTTGACATCAAAAGAAAATGTCGTTCTAAAACTTTTCAACCGGCATACAACAACTATAAGCAAAATAGATGCATGCAATGTCGTATTAGAAAGAAAAAATATAGATAATCAGTGGTGCAGTTTAATAAATGCTAAAAAATTTCAAGATTGGACGAGTGGAAAAAGAAGAAATTGTTCTATTCCTTCACCAAAATATTTTACGGAGAGTCATAATAACTGGTACAAATACATATTTAAAACACTTACTAATTATCTTTATATTACATTTGATGATGTCGTGTATAATAGAAATGAAACTATTTTGCGTTCAAAAGCATATTGTTTATCAAAACTCTTACTTCACAAGTAAAATATTTTTGTATATAAAGAGTAAAAATGATATTTGATATATTTATTTTTGGACTCGTTCTCACACCTCCACGTATTCCACCACCTATTTCAAAAACAAAATATGGTGATGATGGTGAGGAATGGAGTTTATGCAATATTGATCACGAAGAAGGATATAGGAAGTGGATTGAGTATTATAATACATATGAAGATGATAACAAAGTTTCAGATTTTCCATTACATCCTTACAAACTTAATGCTGTCCCACAAATGTTATTGGCATTAAAAAAAAATGAAAAAACACGCGCGATCGTTCATACCTATGATTTTGGTTCAAGTTTCAATATAACAACAGTTGCGACACCTGTTGATGAGTTTGATATTTGTAAAATATTAATAGATTTTGTAAAAAAAGTAGATGAATTAAACATTGATCAAACAGAGTTGCGTCAATGTCAACCACGTTGGTATTTTTCTTTTAATTATTACCTGAATAGTTGATATTTGAGTTTTTTTTTACATATTTTTTTTCAGTATTTAGCAATATCCTTGTGGCATTTTTTCTTCAAGTGCTGGAACAATACATGTCCAGCTACCAAGGAAAATTACGTTAACAAGCATAATTACACCTAGTAGTCCTTTGCTAACCAAGGATAGTACTTGGTATGCAAATTCACCCTGTATGTATTTTGAAGGTTTTCTTAGTAATACAGCAAGTTGAACAAACCCGAATGAAAAGAACAATGCGAGTTCTGTCCATACAATGATTGAAACGAATTCAGGGGCCCCTTCTGAATTACTTAAAAATACGTATAATATTACAACCCATGCGGAAATTTGTGGTAAATATCCCATCAAGTGTGGTGTTAATCGTTGTGATAAAGGAAGAGTCCATTCATCTTCTGTCTTGGATTGTTTACTAATAGTTTCAGTCAAATGACCGAAGAACATGGTTGTTGCAATTAGAACAAACAACATGAACAATTCGACATCGATTCTAATACCTGCACCATAACCGACGATTAGAATCATAACACTGGCAGAGAATGTATATTCGATCCATCTGAATGGTGATTGCTGAATTTCCAAATATGAAATGTAATGCTTATTCCATAAGTTTGCATTTCCGAAATGAAAGAATGCAGAAAGAAAGAAGAAAAGGGCAACGAGCCAAGTCATATATAGGCTGAAAGTCTGCTCTTCTGTAGTTACGCTCAAGAATGCATTTAATGCATTATCCCATCCATCGGTTAAATTTGTTAGAGAGTAATTACTCCAGTCTGGTACAGAAAGAATTGATTGATTTGCAGAGAGTACTATTTTGTATATTGGTGCTGCCAAATTTAGTTTACCGACGACTAAAGTAACTACGCAAAAAGCAGTATGAAATAAAGACATCAAATTATTAAGCATCCATAACCGTTTTTTCGTGGTTGATTTTAACGTATCGTTTTCAGTTATTGCACCTGAAGTTTTATTTTTAGTAGAGGTATTTTTTGTATTTGCGCTGAGAGCGATTATGTTTTTTTCAAATGCTCTTCCAGACATTTGGTTTTAATATTTTAATAGAAAAAAAAGTTGTTCTTTCTTTTAGTTTTTTTTAACCCATAAGATAAATTGATATGCCTCAACAACAAATCGCCAAAACATTTTGTGTTCAAACAAGAGATGCAGAATTTAGAAATGATAGTGAAATGACATTTAAACTTAAGATTGATGATCCTCGTGCCAAAGCAGTCAAAATTGCATTATCATCATTAGAATTTCCAATGACACAGTATACTATAGAGGAAGATTGGAACAGATTTTACTTTTCTGAAGGTATTAGTTTCAATGAAAATACATTTTCTACAAAAATAAAAGTAAAGTTGGGGGAGGAAGGATTGCTTTCAGACCACTTTTTTGATATGCCGATACGTTTGAATCCAATAAAATCTTGGGCTATTTTGGGAGACACAGCTGTGATTACTTGTAAATTTCCACATGGTCTACATTTATTAAAAAATATAGAATGGGGTGATGTAGAAATATTATGCTCACCATTTGGTAGAACTTCTATACATAACGAATTAAAAGATGGGAATTTAGAACTAATTTCACCTACAAAGTTCAAAATTTCTATAAAAAGTAATAATTTAGAAATAGGAACAGTTCTTGATGAACCAAATGCCGGATATTTATTTATACCACCGATTCCTTCACCATACCATTTCTGTAATATAATGAATGCTGCATCAAGTATTATTGGAATGCCCGTCGTACTAACATTCTCTTATAACAAAACTGAAAATAGAATTTCTGTAAATGTATTCTGTGGTAAAGAAGATGCAACAATATTCATAGAAGAATCATTTTTAAGCAAATACATTGGAATTTTTGTTACAGAGAAGAAACTGGATTATAGGAAAACAACATCTATTCCAACAGATGTTTTTTCTGGATGGGACTATGTGGAGTTAGAACCCGGTTGGTATTCACCTTCTCATAGAAGTTATTGTACGGGTCAACCCCTTAGATTATCTCAAGAAGTGGAATCTGCTTTTAATCGACTTTATTTTCCACTACCGGAAAGAATTCCATCTGGACATATTACTTCCCATTTTTTGGTATTTACAGATCCATGTGGTCATTCACATACATGTCCTGTACCTTGTGGTAGGTATACACCCGAATTGCTTTGTGAATATTTAGAAACGGAGATGACAAAACTTGCATTGAAAACGACAGAAGGAGTAGAATTTAATGTAGAACATGTAGACGACAGATTCAAAATAAGTTGTGAAATCAAAGAAGATGGTAAAATGTCACCTGCGCCATTTTCATTGATGTTTAATCATAATATGCAATTCGATCCTAGTAAACTGGGATTTTCTCCACAACCTTTGATTGGTCTTGACAGTTATACTGCAGATATGAGAACACATTTCCCAAATACAAGACCAGATCGTCAACGCAAAGCTTCTCTAAATATTTATAGAATTTCTGAAATCAGTCACCAGAAAAAAATGAGAATACATGCATCGACACCACCTGTATTAACTGGTTTAATTATGGGATATAATAACAAAAACTGTACTCTTTCTTTAAGAACATATTTGGGACAGTTGCCTTATTCGCATGGATACACCAAAGATGATGTTGTGAAACTTGCTTCTTCAAAGGAGGTTGAAATTTACGATTATGATTCAGAAGAAAATACTTGGAAAGAAGCAAAAGCTGAGCCATGCTCACTTGCCCCAAAATTCGGTAGGACAGCAGTTGTTGTTGGTATTCAAAAAGACCAGAAATTAGACATGTGTACGATTGTATTGAAACTAAGAAAAACACCTCAATTGAGTTCTTGTATAGGGAAAGTTTTGCAAATACATTCGTTTATCCAGCCATTCAATATGTGCTTCACATTACCGAAATCAATAAAACCTGATATTTTAGGTTTTAAAAGAGGGTGTTTATTATGGGGTATTGATGGAAGTATACAAAGTGGTGATATGATGATTCCCCCATATCAAGGTCCACATTGTCACAATTTGGATCATACAGATTATGTTATAATGATGATGGACCAGGCAAAAAGTACAAATCTACAACATACATCGGGTGAAATAAATAAAAACATATTCGCAAAAATTGTATTATATCCACTTGCACGTGAGGTTGGAATGATGCCCAAAGATGCTTCCCTTGTGGGTAGTTCAAATTTGACAAATTTTACAATAAGATTTTTGAATCCGGACTTCACACCTTATCATTTTCACGGAGCCGAATTT